AGGACCGCCCTTGATTGGACGGTCCTTAGTTGATCGGGCCCGGATCAGGTGTACTTCGTCGCCGTCTTGGTGGTCAGGCTGAAGTTCACACGATGCCGGTTGCCGTTGTTCAGGACCTGGAACGGAACCTGCACACCAGAGGTGTTGCCACCGAGCTTCTGCGGGATGACCTTGCAGGACTCCATGTAGGCCCAGAGGACGTTGCCCTCCTCGTCCATCAGGCCGTCGATGCGAGTGGTCTCGCAGCCGTCGCCGGTGACGCGGTTGTTGGCGATGTCCTGGAGCTTTTCCCACAGCGGATCGCCCTCCTCCGCATAGTACGGCTCCACAGAGCTGGATGCCTGGTAGCCGGTATGCAGGACGATCTGTTCGCCGAGGATGTTGTTGAACACGCTGGTCTGCGGGTTCAGCTCTTCATCGTACTGCTCAAGGTGCTTGCCGAGACGGACATAGTTGGTGCTGCTGGGCGGAGTGCCGTCATCGGAAGTGATCTTCTTGAACGCTGCGTCGATGAAGTGGAACAAATACTTGCGCTCAATCATAAACGCATCTCTCCTTATCTATCGAACTCGTTTCTGTACTGGATGACCATATCCATCACCCAGTTTTCGGACTTGTCTTCGTTGATCCCACCGAGATATGCGGGGGTTTGCCGGACGATGTACCGGATCTCTCTGTCGTCGGTAAGCACCGGCCACTTCTTCAGCTTGTACTCCATACCTTTGATCGTCACGGTCTTTCGACACAGCCACTCTGCAAGGGTGTCCATCCATTCCTTCAGGCTGATCTTCCGCTTGGAGCTGAGGCCAGAGGCGCGGCACACCACCATGAACGGGTAGGCGCACATCTGCCAGACATGGCCCGTGATGCTCTCGTGCTCCTCTATGATGAATGAGCCTGAGGAAGCGATGACGGACAGCCCGGCATTTTCGGGCATCTGGGAGAACACGAACTCCTCGCCCTCTTCGAGGCCGGGGAACGTGTTGATCGTCTCCATCAGAGCGTCGGTGACTTTGGGGAAGCCTTCCAGATCAGGCGGGTACTTGATTTCTTCCTGCATTATTTCTTCCTCCCGATGATGATGTCTCTCACACCTCGAAGAAGCTCAGGCTTGTAGGTCTGGACGGTATAGCTGCCCCATCGCGGCTTAGTGTCTGGGTTCGTCCAATGGAACGGGTTCCCGGACGACGAGATGCCGGGGTACAGCTTCTTCCCTTGAGGGGGTACTGCGGTGACGATCTTGCCAGTGCCGACTCGCGCTGCGTTTTCGTTCAGGATCTTACCGAGGAACTGGCCGGTCTTGTACGGGACATAGGGAGTCATCTTCTTGACGATCTCCTGATCCAGCCATTTCTGGGCCTCTTTGAAGCGGCCGTTGAAGATGGCGAGGCCGATGCGGGCCTTCATGTATCCGGTCTTCATGGTGATGTCTCTGAACGTCGGTCCTATCAGTCCCATGCCAGATCACCTCGCAGTAATCTCGAAGTGACGGATCAGGTCATACTTCGCAACAGACGAGATAGCGAACACGTTGTCGTAGTAGCCGTTCATCTGGTTATAGAAGCCGCTGCGCTCGTACATGGCGTCGGATACCGGGCCGTCAAACTCCGTAAGAGCTCCGGCAACAAAGAAATCGAAGTCATCGTTGTTTCCGAAGGCGAAGGTGATCCCCCGTTCGGGGTTGGCGAGTCTCCGCCACGCCTTCGGCTCATACCAGGGTTTGTCGCCGATCATAACGATTCCGTTTTCGACCTTGTACCGGACGTGGAGCCGGGCGCTGTCGGTGGCTTGGCCGCCGTAGTTGTTCCAGCTCGAAGACTTGTCCACGATCAGGTGGACGCCTTCCAGGATCGTCGGATACCACAGCGCGTCCTCACCGTACTTGCCCTTCACCCGATTGAACAGGGTGACGGTATGAATATACAGAGCATCAAATCCGGCCATGGAAATCGTCCTCCCCTGAGATGCGGGCCGGCACAATGCACATCTTCATAAGCTGAAGGTACTGGGTGCCGTATACCGTCATCACGAGCTCGGCGTTCATAGCGAGATTGCCTGCACCGATGTTGGCAAACGAGATACTGCTACCGCCGTCGGAAACGCTCGATGCGGAGAAACCGTTCTTGACCTTGCCGAGATCTCCGAGGGAGTTGTCGCCAAGACCGGCCAGTGACAGCTTGTGGCAAATCAGCAGGGCCTTGGCGTGGTTATAGAGATCTCCGAACTGTTTCTTACTCACCATCGGTGTGACAAACTCTTCCCACCAGGCGAGATCTTCGTCGCTGATCTTGTCGAACTCCCCAGCCCCAAGCTTCTTGACCATTCCACTGACTGTCATTGTCATGGCGACCCTCCAAATTACTCGGCGCTACCAGCGGCGGCAGCTTTGGCGGCTTCTTCAGCGGCTTTTTTCGCAGCTCGCGCGTCCGCCCTCTTCTTGGCAGCAAGGGCTTTCTTCTCTTCATCGGTCAGCTCCGGCGCAGCAGGGGCAGCGGGTTCTTTGCCATCCTCGTCGCCGGTCTCGTCGTTGCCGCCGTCGCCGGCAGGGGCTCCGTCGGAGGACTGAGGCTCAACGGGGGCAGCAGGAGCGGCCACAACAGCCTCCTCATAGCGGATCTGATGGGTGCGGGAAAGCGCGGCGATAGCGGGAAGGACTTCCCGTTTTCCGCCGTTGTTGATGTAGGCGACTTCATCGGGGATGTCGATGCTCTCGCCGGGCATGACGCGGTACTCGCCGATCCCGATAACCTTCACGCCAGTCCCCTTGGCGATGTCGGTGGTGTTGATAATACGCATTTCATAACCTCCATTTCAGATGACAAAGGGGCCGCCTTTTGGCAGCCCCTTCCCCTTATGCTTCTTGTGGATCAGACACCGATGGCGACCAGGGCGGACATCGGGTAGTACACGATGACGCCGGCCACGCGAGACTCGCAGGGGATCACGACCTCAAGGCCGCGACGCTCCACCTGGCCCTGGGTGAAGGCCAGCGGAATGTTGATCTCCAGCTTGTCGATGTCGTTGGTGAACAGGAACGCAACGCCCTGGCCGTTAGAAGCAGCGGCGTAGGGGTTGGTCTCGACGGACTTCGCGTTCAGCTCGGCCGCGGAGACGATCTCCTTCAGGTGAGGGGCGTGCTCCTTGATGAAGCCGAACACGGTCTGGTCGGTGTCGGGAATGCGCTTCATGGACAGGGTGTTGTAGACATCGGAGGGCAGAACCAGCGTGTCGGGACGCTCCACGTCCATGGTGGTCTCGTTGACCTGGGCATACATCGCCATCACATCGGCCAGAATCTCGTCGGCAGTCTTCTCCAGCCACTTGGTCCTGCCGGAGGTGGCGCCAGCGGTGATGGTGTAGGTCGGGATGTTCTGAGCGGGAGACAGAACACCGAGCAGGCCAGAGCCAGAATCACCCACCCACGCGATCTTATTGGTCAGGTTGTCGTTCTGGAAACGAGCGGCCTCGGCCTTCTTCGCATCAAGGGGCTTGCCAGCCATACGAGCAGCCCGCATGTCCTGATTGGAGTAGCCGTACTCGACGCCGATGCCAAACACCGGGACGGTGTGGCTGGTGCCGTTGGCATCCGCACGGGGCAGATCGGTCGCGTAGTCATGGATGATCTTGGCGAAGCCTTCCATGTCATAGGTGTAGAAAGTGATCGTTTCTGCACCGGGGTTGGTGTCGGAGCTGACAGGGAAGATGTTCAGCGCATTGAAGCGCGGATACTTCTTGTCATAGCTCTTGGTCTTGACGGCATCGAGCTCACGAGCCATGTAGATGGACGCAGCATCGGCGCTGTCGAAGCGGATGCCGGCACGGTTGTCAGCCGCGTTGACGACAGCCATCAGAGCGTCGGCAGCGCCGCTCTGAAGCAGAATCCGCTGTTCGGACTTGTTGTACTTGTTGTTCGCCATAGTTACTTATCCTCCTGTTCTCTCTTCTTAGGACTGAGCCTGATTGAACAGCTCAATCGGGGCAATGCCATCAGAGGCGGCGCCGAGGAATCGGCCCTTGATCGCCACATTGTCGGTGGAAGTCTTGGCGAAGCAGCCAGCGTCATCGCCAGAGACCACCAGATACACCGGATCGCCGTAGGCGGGGGCCTCGTCGGCAGCAACCAGGCCGTAGATGCGGCCGTAGCGCATAACGCCAACGGTGCAGTTCTTCTTCATCTCCGGGCCACCATACATGGTGTTCTCGGAAGCGGGCTTGTTCACGACAATGCCCTCGAACTGGGCGGCAGTAGCACCGGCAGCAGGAACCTTGACGCCCTTGCCGGCAGAGGTGCCGCGGACGACGCCCATGCCGAACTTCATGACGCCATCGTTGTTCTCGTTGGTGAAGGAGTCGATCTCGTGCCAGGACATGTCATAGAGACCGCCGGGCTGACCGAGGGGGGTGCTGTACTTGTAAGTAGTCTGAACCATTTCTTAGTCCTCCTTGTTGTTTTTGCGCTGGGCGGCGATCATACGCTCCCTGGCGGACATAGACTCCAGCTTGGCCGGCTTCATGGCTTCGGCGGCGTCCTTGTTGAACATCTGGCGCTTCTGGTAGCGAGTGTCCTTGGTCTCGCGGGCCTTGATGTCGTCCGCGCAGCACTCGTACAGGGCGTTGATGAAAGCATCGCTCTTACCGTCCAGGCGGATCGCCGGACGGACGGCGCGAATGACAGCTTTCTTGGCGGCCTTGAGGCCGAGGTCTTCCAGGCCGTCGAGATTGATCTTGCGACCGATCAGGCCAACCTTGACGCGCTCGCGGACGATGCGGTCGATGGAGTCGGTGTTCAGGGTCTTCAGATCGGTGTTCTGGCCGGGCTGAGTGTCCTCGTCATCGCCGTCCTTGTTGCAGTTCGCGCCGCAGTCAAGGTTCTCCTCGTCGTCACCGTCCATGTTCTCCTCGTCGGTGTCGTCGCCATCAAGGTTCTCGTCCTCTTCGTCCTCACCGTCGCCGTTGAGGGATTCAACCTCGTCAACACTGCCATCCTCGTTCTCCTTGGGAGCGGGATTGACAGCGGGCTCGGCCTCCTCGTCAGCGTCATCAAAGGCTTTCTGGGCGAGCAGGGTGTCGATGATATTGCAGAGCTTCTGAATGGCTTCGTCGTCAGAACGCTGCTCTTTGATCTCCTTGACCTGATCCTCGATACCGCCCTTGCCTTCCTCGCCGCCAACAGCGGCAACGCCGGAATCTTCCTTTTCAGGCTTGGCGGCAACGGGATCGGCGG